TTAGGTTACTAAGCAAGTCTGCCATGTTTGATGATGCTCCATTTTGGGCATACATTATGTTTTTTCTTTTATTCATACTATATAATTATTAAAGTTGTTTTTTTTGATTTGCGCTTGACAAATATACAAATTATTATAATTCCACATTTCCATTTTTAATTTCTTCTTCAATAGTGGTTTCTTCTACAACAGGTTTTTCTGTATTTATCTTATCATTAGCCATACGCAAATCTATGGTTTCTTTCTTCAAATCCATAAGTTCTTTTTCTATTCTGTCTGACTTAATATTAAGAGAGTTGATGTAAGACTTCAGCATGTCTGTTTCTTTTTTCAGAAATTCCTGATATATATTTATAAAATCAACACTTTGATTAGGATTGGCTTCAGTAGTTTTGTTCTTGAGATTAGCGGATTGTTTCATGTTTTCTATTTCTTTGTTGTGCATGGCTTTCATGCTTTCCATTGTTTTTTGATGTTCTGCTTCTAATTGTCTGTTTATTTTATCTATTCTTGCCTGCAACTCTATTTTTTGAAGTTCTGTATTTTGCTTCAATTGCTCAAGCATTATTTTACTGTCTATCTCTTTTTGTTTAAGCTCTGCATCTATTCTTAGTTTTTGCATTTCATTATGCAATTCTGCGTTAAGTCTTTCTCTTTCTGTTGCCAATCTTTCTGCTTCTATTTTTAATTCTTCCTGCTGCAGTTTTATTTTCTCTATTTCTTTAGTCATGTCTGCCTCTTCTGCAATTTGAGATGCTTCTTTTTGAATATTTGCATTTAGTGTTACCAACTCTTTTTCATGGTCAAATTTCATTTTAAGCATTTGTTGCTCTTGTTGTCCTTCTTGTTGTTGCTGTTGCTGCATTTCTTGTTTTTTCTTTTCCATTTCTGTCTCAAGTTTTGCTTTTGCTATCTGAAGATTTTCGCTTTCCATAATAGCAATATACCCTTTCACATCAATCATTTGTTGTTGGATAAACATGTGAGCCATAGCCCTGATGCTGTCAAAAACCTGTGTTTCTCTCGTTACATCATTTATAAATAAAGAATAGCTTGCCATAAGGTCTTCTGGTAATACCTTTATTACTTCTGTTTTAGCTTCTCCTAATTTAGTATACAAGGCTTCAAACTTTTCTTTATGATATTCTTTTGCAAAGTTTGCAAGGTTTGTATACAGATGCTTTAACGCTATGGAGTGGTATCGGTTAAGGTACTCTGTTCTTAACACAGATTGGTTCATTGCCATTTTGGTAACCCCTAAACTATCTTTCCCCTGCATTTGTGCCATACGTTGCTCATTTACTCCTGCTATATCGCTAAGTTTCTTTTCAAGCATTTGTATATATCCAAGCACTGCCTGTAAGGTTTGGGATACCCCCAAATCAATCTGGTGTATCATATTCCCTCCATTATTGATGTTCCCGTCTTCTCGTGAGTTATACATTAAAACCCCGTCAGAAATCAAATGGTAGATTACTTTATCTATATCATAATTATATTCTCTTGGGATATAAGACAAGTCTATGGCAAGTATAGCTCCTTTTGCCTGACTGAGAAGAAACTCTACTTTGTGCCACATTATCTTCAATAAAATATCTAGTTCTTTCAGGTCGGCACAAAGTGAATTGCCGTCTGTTTTAACAATAGTTACAGGAAGGATTACGGACTTGAAATTTTCTTTGCTTCTTGGCTGTAACGGATAAGGTTCTATACTTGTATATATATCATTTCCTATTTTTACACCTTCCCATACTTCTTGTATATATACGGTTTCTTTTTCTCCTTTATTCTTTAATGTTTCCTCAAATCTTTTTTTATGATAGTCATTTAAATCCTTGATAAACAAATCCCCTTTTTCTCCTTTTGCATAGCTTATTCCACTAATAGCTTTCCATGTAACATAATACACAAGAAACTTTCCATTAAGGTAGCTTGGGTTGTACAGATTCCATAAGGTGCTGTCTAATAGAGACGCCGTATTATAGGAATGGTGCTGACTTATTGCATCTTTTAATGCCCATATTTGTTTGTCAGTTAAATTAAATCTTGCAACGCATTCGTCCAAACTTAAAAAATCCCAGCAGATAAACCATGAAGGGTCGTGTATGCCCAAAGCATTATATTCATTGTCATATACGCAATTTAAAGGAGATATTTTTTGTATGGGTTTATGTCTGTTTTTTAAATCTGTTCTGTAAATTTCTTCTCCAAAAATAAGAAAGTCTAAAAATCCAAAATCAGTGGTTTCTTTTATATTATAGTTGTAATGATAATAGTCCAGTAACGATTGCATGGCTGCAGTATATTTATCCTTAAATGGCATTTTAGAAAACTCCTCCATATTGTCTGGCACTGTTTTTAATTGCTCTGCTAAAGCCTGTTCGTTCTCAAATGGTAATCCAATTTGCATAAGTTCCTGTTTGAGTTTTTTATTAAGGGTTTGAAAATACTGATTGCTGTACATTTCGTCTCTTAATCGCACTGCATCTTTACCTATGTTTTGTACAGAAAAATTAAATGGTCTTGCTAATTGCTCGCCAAACAGTTGATAAAGAATAGGCTTTATATTGTTTATGTTCCGTATCGGGATTGGAAAAGAATATTCTATTCTTGAGGTGTCTCCCGTTTCGGCATCTACTACGTTAAATCTTTTTTGAGTAAGGTGAGAATAGTGATGCCTGAAAAAAGTATCGCTCCCATGAAACAAAAAATACTTCTCTAACTTTTCTGTAAAAAAGTCTGCAATTGGATTGTCCTCATTTTTGGTATTGTAAGTATAAGCTCCAGCTAAATTGTAAGAAGCATTTGTAATAATGCCATCTATCTGATGCTTTGCCCAATCAAAAAGATTTCGTTCATCTTTTATTTGTTCGTATCTGCTGTACATGCAACAAATATAATAAAAAAAGAACGCAACAAAACCCAATTTATAAATCAAAAAACAATGGTTGTTTATAAATTAAATCTCTTTCAATGTTCCATTTTGAAAAGTATACATTGGTAGGGTTACGTAGGTTTTTGAAACATTTGATTTTTTCTGTTTTGTGTCTGCTTCTTCTATCATAAGAATAAGCATGAGCAAGGCGGATACCCTATCCGAATTATTTCTGTTATACAACAGCAATTCCTGCAATAAATCTTTTGAAAACAGATGTGTAGAGTATTTGTTTAAAAAAGTTATAGTGTATTCTATGGCTATATCTTTTACTTCTTCAAGCATAGTTACTCCTATTTTAACAGAAGGTTTGTATTCCAGTTTGGCTTCAAGTATTTCTGGAGAGTTATATAAAAACACGTGAGCCTTTTTCATTTTGACATAATAATCTATAATATTTTTCTTGTTGTTTTCCGCAAGGCATTGTCTTTTGCAATTGTAATATGTGTTTATTTTTAAGGTTTCCTCATAAAACTCTTCTGGGTTGATAGGTCTGTCAACGTATTCGCAAACAACACCATTCCATATAGGCGGAGTTTCTTTATGCCACTCTGCCATGTCTTTGGACGCATCTAATGGTTTGTGTATGCCTTTATATACAAGCATAGCTCCGTCTGAATGGAATACTTTCTTTTTTAATACACTTAAATCAAAGCTGTCTATTCCTGAATAGTATGGGGACTTTTCGTGTGGAAGTGTTTTTGGGTGTTCCCATATTTTTATTTTTCCATTGGGGTCTGGTATCCACATTACTTTATTGTAATTTATAACACCGTTTATTATTTCCCATTCTAATTTTCCTGTTTGTGGTTCGTATTCTCTGTAAGTTTTTACTTTGGCTAACTGAGCAGAAAGAAGGGTATGGTTAAAATAGCCACTTGATACAACCATGAAGGCATCTTCTGGCTTGCATGGGTTTTCTGTTGTGTAGATATAGTTTGCTTTTATGTCTCCTGAAGATAAAAGCAGTTCTTTTTTTTCTTGTATATCCAACATAGCCAAAGCAATATTGGAATTTCCCGCTTCGTCTATCATTGGCGTTCCATGAAGTTCTTTCACTACATTGTGGTCTGCATCTCCGTAAATCCCGTTATGCCCGTAGTACGCAGGGAAAAATAATCCTGTTTCTTTTTTATCTCCATTATCAATAGCAAGCATATTGTATTTTGCAGGATTAAAAAAGAACTCCGCAAAAGGGGTAATCCCTGAGGACATGTCCCCTGCTGTCCCTTGTAAGATAGGCAATCCAATAAACTTATTTCCTTCTTTTAACAGTGGTTCTGTAAGCAAATAACTTTCCATTAAGTTTTCCCACTTCCCAACTTCTTCAAAGAGGA